CGTGATATTTGACAAAACAGCCTTCTAAACTTTGTGAATGTTTTTTCATAAAAAATCGGCAGGCTTAGAGCAAAATATACTCAAAGTCTGCCGTTATGTTCGATATTTTTTGTTGTGTAGGGTTCGACTCCCTTTTTTTCGTGAAAACTGGTGAAAAGCATCCACGGTTTTACATTAAAATTTTTTGTTTTCTAAATATCAAAAAAGCCCGTAAACACGGGCTTTTTAAGGTGAGTATCCATTTGGTATCACCAATATGGTTGCGGGAGACCGCAACATATTTTTCCCACGATACTTTTCAAATTTTTATATTTTTTTCAAAGATAGAAAAAAACAGCCGCCTCAGATTGTTCCGAGACGGCTGAAATACTATGCATTGTCAGAGAAAATAACTTCTCTGTCACGATAAAGTCTTTTCAGAACAACGATTGAGCCAACTCTGATTTCTCCGTCCTCGTAGCCCTCTGTATAAGTGTCGAGGTCAAGATCTACTGTGACAGTGCTGACCGCACCAAGCTCTCCACACTCTCCGTAGCATTCTATGAGCAACGCCTTGACGGCTTCCTTGTTCTCCTCTGGAAAGACCCAGCAAGGGGCATTCCACTTGCCCTGTATCTGCTTTGCCCCTGCGACAAAGCTTTTGTTGTACGGACTGTTGACCTTGATTTTCTCGTTTTCAACTGTAACTTTCATGTTATTTACCTCCTTGAATTATCTTAACACCAGGTACGCTACTGCAAGTATCAATCCGCCAAGCTTGAGCAGCTCTTTGCAAAGTTTGAAAATATCATTTTTCATATTGACACCCTTTCGTTTTTGTGGTATAATTCAAGCAGTTGGGAGAGCGGTCAACTCTCCTTTCTGCCGAATTTACTTATTTAAGTAAATCTTTTATGATCAAGATGTAGCCAATCAAGCCGATTATCTCGATCATTAGCTTGTTAAGTTGTTGGACCAGCTTAACAAGCTTTTTTATTTTCTTGTCCAATTTAACCGCCCCCTTTCGTTCTTTTCTGATATCATTATACTATATCTGTACCAATATATCAATAGACAAACTCAACAAAGTTGTACCAATATATTTGTATAAAATGTATATTGTTACAAATATATAAAAGTGGTATAATATCTTAAAAGGTGGTGAATTTATGGCATATACAAAAGCAAGCAACAAAGCGGTACAAAAATATAGTGCCAAAACATATGACCAAATAAAAGTGCTGGTTAAAAAGGGTGAACGTGAAGAAATAAAAAATTATGCAGAAAGCCAGGGCTTGAGCTTGAATGGATACATCAATAAATTAATAAAAAATGATATGAAAACAGCCGACAAGGAATAATCCCTGTCGGCTGTCTTACTACCTACTTAATCTTCTTTGTAATCTCGTCGCTGAGCTTCTTGATGAAGTTCACGCCTGCAATGCCATTCTCGCTGTACCCCCACTTTTTCAGCAAGGTATTAACTGCCTTTGCAGTACCTTTTCCGTATGTACCGTTCTTATCCATACCTACGTTGTGAAGCTTGACCGCCTTTGCAATAAGCAGCAGCTCCTTGAGCGCAAGCACACCGTTTGTTTTGTTGCCCTGCTTGTAGCCTGTCTTGTCAAGCACTTTCGCACTTATCTTGCTCTGGTTCTTTGGTCTCAGGAAGCCTGCAATGTGGTCGTAAGTATGCTTGACCTTAGTGCAAGCTTTTCCGCTCCAGTTTTGGTCATACGAATAAAAATAACTCGTGTTGCCCTCACCGGTGCAGATTGCTATGTGACCCCAGCCGCCATTCAACGTGCCTGACCATATCGCTACATCACCCTTTTTCGGCACGAAACTTGGCGTGTTCTTTACCTTTGTGAAATTTGCTTTCAGCCAAGTGTTCTTATCGAATAAATCCCAAAAATGGTGAGCGTCATACCAGAAATTCTTGATACCTGATCCGAAGACCTCGTTGAAATATGCCGTTGCAAGGTCTACACACTGTTTGCTTGCTGCTCCGTCATAGTCAACGGCTACGCCATTGTGCTTCTTGATAAACTCATCGTAATTCATTGTTATTCCTCACTTTCGTTTGTATCCACTTTGTTTTCAACTGTGATTTTAAGCTTGTGTACTATCTTCACCAAGAATGACGGCAGTGGTATACCTATCACCGCAAGATTTTCCAAGATTGAAATGCACTCGTTGATGATAAACCATACCGTCACGATAAGACCGAAGTAAAAGCTGACGTTTACTTCAATGCCTATCTGTGAAAGTCCTGAGATAAAGAGCCAATCAAGCACGCCCGACACCGCCACCACAAATATGTAGCCGACCTTTTTGAAAAGCCCTTTAAGACCGACACGGCTTGACAGCTCGCCCCTGTTCCATGCTTTCCACATACCTGTAATGTAGTCAATGATCATCACAAGCACCAGAATGACTATAGGTATCGCCATAACACGGAAATACGCTGACAGCCCTGCGGCTATCGCTGATATGATGATTTTTGCTGTGTTTTCTTTCATTACTGTTCCTCTCTTTCGTATGTTTGTCCCGTGATTGTTGTATACTCCTCAGCCGTGATCCACTTGCCGACGGCGGTGTGCACCATAGCAACCGACCACAAACGGGTGTCATAGTATCTCTTGACCTTTGCATAGTTTTTACTCATCGCCGCTCACCTCCAACTCAACACCGTTCAACATAGCCAGAAAATCAACATTTGCCTTTATCCTGTCTATCTCGGTGACCTTTGGTTTGTTGAAATTATCTTCCGTCAGCCCCATGCTCTCAACCATAGATTTTTCTAACTTCGTCATGTTGTACCTCCCACTTCTGATAGTTTCACAATATACTCTTCTTCTGACGGCACTGGTATGCGATAGCTGTCGCCATTGCTGTTTTTGAACGTCACTGAACCCCCTGCTTCAACCTCAATGTTTCGCAGGAAATCATCATCAATCAGGTTTGAAATATCGGTGATTATAGGGTTCGCTAGTTCGTAATACAGAATTACACCCTGCATTGCCTGTTTGAATGCGGTGACGTCGGTGTAGGACGTATCGTTGACATAGACAAATCCATCAACGTTTGCAGCAGCTGTTATGCCTATCACATTGGGTTTGCCCCACAATTCATCTTGCGTTTTTGTCGAATATTTTAAACACATGAAATTTGGTGCAATGCTATAACTTTTTGTCAATTTTTGCCCTATAACTTGCGAAGTTTGAAAATTTACTTTTCCAGTGGAACCCGCAACCCAATTCAATGCCCCTAAATCAACGCTGTCTACGCACTGAACATATTTCTTGTTCTCATAGTCAACATAGTTCTTAGCCGTTCCTGCCGACCAGCCGTAGCCAGGCAGATTGCGGATTGCTTCGGGTATCTGGTAAACGTTGCTGTGGTAGGGGGTGTAGGTTGTGGCGGTTGATGATTTTTCAATCTGGAAACTTGGAAAATATTTTAGAAAATCAGATTTCCATGTGTCAAAACCATTGAATGAATTAATCGCAACATACACATAATCCTCATCAGCCGTCTGAAATGTGATAGGGTGTCCTGTATAGGCGTTTATACCACTCATCGTTTTATGCCCAAAAAATTCAATGTCACGTTTATCTGCACCTATCAATTTTCCATACGTTCCGCATAATGCAGTATCTCGTATGACTGAAACACAGTATGCGGAATTTGGTTTTACGCTCAATCTTACGCCCCAATAGCCTGCTTTCAAATCAACCAAATCACTAGCTGTGTAGCTTTCCAAATTCCACAAATTCTTTCCCTGCACTGCAACGCTCTCTGTGTCTGCACTAATAATCTCACCTGCATTATACGGATAATAATCGGCTGGGAATATTTTCTCAAATTCTTCCACAGTTGTGGGCTCGTTTCCCGAACCGAACATGGCGGTGAGGTCATAAATCTGTGGTTGTAGTTTAACGTTATCATATGTAACGCCCTCATACACATATAACGTGTAGTACCATTTTTCATTGCTACTTTCATTTGTGATTATAGTCCCGTGGCCTGTAGAATCCTGTCCATATGATTGCGAACTAAACTGCAATTGATCTTTTCCATAAACACCTGACAATGGGTTTGCAACCATTAGATATTTATGTCCTTTTTGATTTTTAACGGATTGCAGAGAAACTGCATTACCTGTTGTGGTAGCCGTTCCATTCAATGTAATAATACCATCGTTAGAAAACGTAAATTTTACACCCGCTTGTGTGACTACAGTGGGTACTGGTTTAACCAGCTGATTCCACACGATAGACCTACCGCCCACAGACTTCACGCTCATCAACTTCGCCCCTGTCGGCACTGTCTTGGTATATGCCGTATCTGTATCAGTTTCAAACCGGTGTGTCACACCCTGACCGATGTCATAAAGTGCGTCCACACGCCTTTGAAGTTCCTTGTCGGTCAGCTTCACATTAGCTATTTCAGCCGTGTTTTCAGCGATTTTCCCGACAGCGGTCACGTAATCCTCGGGCAGGCTATCAGCCACCGCCTGTGCTGTCTGTGCAGCGGTTTCAGCAGCTGTTCTGTCCTCTGCGACCTGTGTGGCATGGTCTGCCACAATAGCCTTATCAGCTGTCACCTGTTCTGCCAACGTCTGCACCGCCTGTCTGTCTGCCGCAGTGCTGTCAGCCGCCGTCTTTGCAGTTTTAGCGTAGCCTGCCGTTATTGTCTTGTCAGCTTCGGTTTGCTGTGCTGCCGTTGATGCTTGTGCTGCGGATACCTTGGCATCATTCTGAGATTTGACCGCCTGCTGACGTGCGTTTTCTGCACCCTGCCTTGCGGTTTCTGACTGTGCTGCGGACGTTTCAGCAGATGCCTGTGCTGCCTCTGCACGGCTTGCCGCCTGTGTTGCCGTATCAGCTGATTTCTCTGCGGCTGTGGCAGATTTAGCGGCGTTATTTGCCATTGTTGTCGCTGTTTCTGCGGCGGTGACGGCTGTCTGCATATCTGCGTGTGTCTGTCTGCCTATGGCATCTATGCGGTCTAGTGCATCCACCGTCACCTGATGTGGCGGCACAGCATTATCACCGATTGCCGCACCTATTCTCAGGCGGAATATGCGTGATTTCTTCACCAGCACATATTCATCACCTGACAGTTTTTTCGCACATATCTGACAGCTGACTGTCTGCGCTGAACGCAGTATGTCTGCTGTAGGTGTCCACTGTCCGCCTGTGATATCGACCTCATACTGAACGCCGTCGCCATAGTCTATCGTTAACACATAGCGATCTGCACCGTCTATCTCCATGCCCTCGACAGACACGGGTCTAGTATTTGTTTCACCAACATAGCCTAACAGGGCTGTGTTCACGACTACATTGTAGTCTTCGTTGATTTTTATGTGCATTGATATTCCTCCTTTCTATGGCTTTGTTACGATCCAGTCAATAATGTATTCACCCTGTGGAACGGTAGCACTTGCACTTTCTGCGTTCGTCAGCGCTACTATCAAATTGTTGCTTGTGAAAAATGTTTCTACACACAGCCTTCTCGCTTTTGGTGCCGACACCTCCCGCAGACTACAGATGATCTGCGTGTTCTGAGTCGGTGTGAACGGCAGGTTCAAAGTCGTTGTGGCCAGTGCCGTCTCTGACGGTACGATAAGGGTCTGAGATCCTGCTGGCATATTCATTTCATTGATTGCGTTCTGTGTGGCGTTCAATGCGTCGACAATAGCCTGTCGGACGTCTCGACCTGTATATGCTGTTGCCACCTGTGTGACCTCTAAACTTATATCAATTGCTTTTGCCATAATCATTTCTCCTATTTTCTTGCTGACATTCCACTAATCGTGTCAATCTTGTCGCCAAATGTCAGCACATTCTGTGATCTGTCATTGATGTCGATGCTGGTGCCGATGCACCTCAATACCTCGTCGATGCCAAGGTAGCTATTGACTACGCGATACCTGCAGCCAACTGCAAAGCCGTCTAGCTTCTTATCAATGTCAATAGCCGATACCTCATACTGAACTTTTGCTGCTTTTAGTGCTCCGGCACATACTCTGCCGGCTCCAGACAATGCGCCTGGAGTGGTGATATTGTCGAATACCATAGTTCCAGCGTGTACTCCGTACCGCTTTATCAGCTGGTCATTGTCAATATACTTCGTTGCTCCCGAAAGCGTCACACGTTCGCCCGTATCATCGTTGATGACAGCACCTAACGGATACAGTCTTGTGATGATCTCACTTGGGTCTATCGCCTGCGTGATAGATCGCATATTCCTTCCTAGTTGTATCGTTTTATTGCTGAACTCTGAAAATTCGTTTGCTATGAAGTCGAAAAATCTAATGCCTCCTTTGCCGATGCGTACCCTCATTTCACCTCTGATATCTTCACCGGAAATCAGGTTTTTCGTCAATTCTGAGAACGTGTCTTCATATCCTGGATTAAATGTGTGCTGCACTTGCGAACAGTTAATATTGCCAATATGTATCTGCTTGTAGCTTTCAACAGAATTATTGTGTGCTGAAAGTAGTGTGGCTATATACGTTCTTATTGTGCACTTTAGCTGTTTGATAATTGGTACACTATCTTTCAGAAAACACAAACCGCCCTCGCAGACAACTTGTTTGCCAATCTCGCCACTATCAGTCATGTATGGTGATATCGTCAGTACTCTGCCATCGAATATCAGACTTTCCTTGTCGTAAACCTTTATCAACGATGTCAGTTCTTTTAAATCGGAGTAGTAGCTGTTGTCGGGATATATGTTGAACGTAAATGTGTCAATAGCGTTTATTTCTTTGGCAATGGTTCCTGTCAGCTTGTTGGTTCTGACAGAACCAGTTTCGTGAAGCGTCTTTGCATCATCGAGTGTAACTAACATAGTATTTCCTCCACCAGTTCGATTTCAAGTGAACCAGATCCGTATAGAGCTAAGACATTTGTGCCGGGTTTGACGACGAAATTTTGCATTCTAAACGTTGATTCAGTTTCTTTGTATAGGTTTTCTGTGAGGGTATGACCGTTGAGATCAAGCATTGTCAATCCTCGTTTGTCCTTATCGTTAGCATTTTTGTGATACCTTAAGCTCGGAACTATGTCATCTTTGGCATAAGAATAGAAGTATAGTACCCCCGGCTGGGAATGATAGCCGTCTGTGTGTGCTATGCAGGAGAGAGGCATCTGATTGAGGCAATCATCATCGAATGAAAAAGTGTCCCATGCTGTGTCTGCAAAGTCGTCAGAGACCTTATATGGTGCTACATCGAAAGTGACATCGAGAGTAGCTGTTATGTCATCTTCACCAAGGCTGGTCTCAACAGTTCTACACTTGCCGACAAAATGATAGTTCTCGGAATAGTTGTCATAAATATTCTGCTGTGGAGCTTCACATAACCAGCTCTTGATCTTCTCAATCCTGCGGAGCAGTGTGACAGGGTCTGTATCAGATACGAACATCTTGTATGATACTTCGGTGTCGTCAAAATAAAAATTGCCGTCATAGTCAGACAGGTCAATACTGCCGTTGCGATAAGGTACAGTCACTTTGATCTCACGCTTCTTCGGCTCTGCAACTGTTGCACTGATTATTCTGATTTTAAAATCCTCATACGACTTTTTGCCATTAAATCTGATTTGTCGTGTCATACTGCACTACCTCTTTTCTTTCTCGCAGCTCTTTCGCCAAGCATTACATCTATAAATGGAACTGTTTCCTCTGCAATCACTTTCCCATTAGGGAATACTATCACGTTATGAATAGTCTCTGGCATTTGTCTGACTGTTGGGACGACCTGCGTGTTTTCTGTGGCGCTTGTTGCTGCTTTCTGCGTGATACTGTGGGCATATGATCCATTATATACCGACCTTGCGACCCTATTCGTATCGCTGTATGTATTTCGCATATTCTCTGACAGTATCTTGTCACCAGTATTGGTATAGGCTTTGATGATATCCTTCTCTGCTGACTTCCAGCCTTGGATCTCACCCTGCGCATTCATTTTCGATATATTCTCAAATGCCTTTGAAGGGGAGTGTATATCATATACCCCCTTGACCGCCGTAAGCACTGCGTTCGCTCCACTTGTTGCGGTATCAATGACAGACTGCTGTGCAGACAGTATGCCTTGCTGCATACCTAACATCATTGCCGCACCTGTTTGTTTCCATACGTCTGATATCTGGCTTATTTGGTCACGCTTTTGAAGCGTCTCTATGGTCTTATCATACTGTTGCCTGAGCTCGTCGAACTCTGATGTTGCTATCTTCTTGCAGTCGCTCATGCACCCTTTCCACATATCACTGTACTTTTTCAACTCAGGCTGCGACATAGACAGTAGCGCCTTTATCTTGCTTGCAGATTGCGGACCTGCTTCCCGCAAGGTCTTAATAAGACCTTTATTCACGCCTCTGTCTGCAAGCGTCTTGATATCATCAGACCAACTTGCCATGCCGTCAAGATTAGATTCCAAATTCTGCATAAGCTGTTCTGCGGATATCTCAGCACCGCCGTTGAATTCGTCGAAGAGGTTAAGATTGTTCTGCAATTCTTCCGTTCGTTTCTGGACGGCTTCGTCATAGCTCTTATTCATCTCAACTATTGCGTCAACAGTTTCTTGTGATACCTTGTGTAAGCCGTCTTTATACATGACAGTGCGGTTATAGATCGTATCGACCTTTTTTGCATTGTCCTCTACGGCCTTTGAATTGTCTTCGAGAGCAGAAGAATGCTCAGAAACGTACTTGGAGGCGTCAGCATAGTCTGTGTTCAGTTGCTCAATCTCTCCGCCTGCGGACTTATACGACTTCTGAAGCTCTTTTACAGACTTGTCAAGCTTGTCATACTGCTCCTGTAGATCCCAGTACTGACTTTCATCAGCGACGTTCGCCCAATCTGCGTTTAGCTTATTCATCTTCTCTTGAATCGGGATCATTTCTTTTTTCTTTTTGGCAATTTCTTCTTCAAGCTCTTTATGATTTTTCTCAGCCTTATAGAGGTCTTCTGATATAGCGACCATATCTTTCTGAGCTGCTTCGACAAGAAGCTGTTCTTTCTTTGCTTCTATGCACTCATAGACAGCGTCCTTATTGTTGAGAAGCTTGCCTGTCTGATCATCAATCTGAAGATTAAGGTCAGGCATGGCACTGTTCAGCTGGTCCACAAGAGTTTTCATTTCTGACTTCTCGTCATTAGATAAGCTCTCGGCGTCAGAAAGCTCAAAAATTCTATCTGCAAGACTTTTATAGCTGCTATACTCGGCTTCTATATCTGTCTTGGCTTCTTCTCTCTGATCTGCGGCTTTCTTCATGGAGTCTGTCAGTTCATTCGTGCTGTCGACTAACGCCTGCTCTTCGTCATTGAGGACTTTTGTTGAATCAGCGGCGTCATCAACCGAAGTTGCATAAGACACAATACCGCCAACTACCGTACCTATAATAGCTGCAATTGCCCCTACCGGCGACGCTTTTTGAGTTGCATTTAAAGCCTGCTGGGCGGTTTCAGCTGCTTTTGTTGCACCTGTAAGGCTCTTGAATGACTTTACGAGGTCTGAAACGTTATTTATGGCTTTTTTTGATACCATTGCCGACGTTATTCCTGTCAATCCTCCGATAACAAGGTTAGAATGCTCGCAGAAGAACTTTACACCGTCAATGAGGATAGGCAACGAACCTTTGGCGAACTTGGCGCCTGTTTCGACTAAATCTCCAAGGGCATTGCCCATATCGTCGAATTCGTCACTGAGGTCTCCATCTTTGATATCCTTGGTAAGTTCACTGAAAAGCTCTGAGCCTTTTTCGGCGGCGTCTTCGAGTGGGGCACTGAACTTATCAAAAATAGTTATGCCAAGGGATTCAAGGGAAGAGTCCATTATAGCCAGCTTACCCTTAAGATTGTTATTCATGGTGTCAGCCATTGTCTGACACGCTCCGTCGGCGTTATCTACCTGAGCTTTCAGGTCATCGAAAGACCCGCTCATGCCTTGAAGCATGGCATTAACGGACGATAAGTCTGTCTTATTGAAAATATCGCTAAGCGCCTTGGTCTTCTGGTCATCTGAGAGCTTGGAAAGCTTGGCGTTAAGGTCTCCGAAAATATCGTTGATATCTCTGATATTTCCCTCACTGTCAGCCACGCTCACACCCAGTTCTTTCAACTTAGCGGAAGCAACGTCTGTCGGTGATGTTAACGACAAAAGCATATTTCTGAGATGTGTGCCGCCCTCTGCACCCTTGATACCGTTATTAGCCAGTATTCCAAGAGAGGTGCACATTGTATCAACGTCCTGCCCTGTGGACTTGACCGTACCGGCACACTGGAGAATGCCCTCACCAAGCATAGCAACTGTGGTATTAGATTTTTGGGCTGTCTTGGCCATCATGTCCATATAGCCGTCAAGGTCACTCGTCTGCAACTGTAGTGCTGACATAGTATCCGTTACCATGTCAGTGCAGGACGCAAGGTCCATGCCTGAGGCAGTGGCAAGATTAAGAACTTTCGGCAGTGTTTCAACCGCCTTATTTACGTCATATCCTGCAAGAGCCAAGTAATTAAGAGCGTCAGCGGACTCCGAAGCGGTATACTTTGTAGTCTCACCACACTCACGAGCGGCGTTCTCTAACTTTTGATAGTCCTCAGCGCCTGTGCTGACCTGCTCTGCGGTCATGCCCATTGTCGCCGCCACATTGGACATAGAACTTGAAAAGTCTATACCAACTTGTGCACAGCTTTCCGCCGCTTCCTTGGCGGCATTAGCTATAGCTTTCAGCCCCTCAACTGCAAGATTAGCAGAGAAAACGTCCTTGAAGACACTGCCTGTCTGGTCAGCTTTATCACCAAGGTCTTTGACCTTATCTGACGTATCCTTGGCTTCATTGCCAAGCTCCTTGGTGCTATCATCTGCGGTCTTGGTCTGATCTCGCAGTGTGTTCAGCTTCTTCTTGGTCTTTTCAAGTTCTTCCTGATACTTAAGATATGACTCAACGGGCAACTCGCCTTTCTTATACTGCTCGTTGATATCTTTCTCGTTTCTAATGAGAACGTCAAGCTTTGTTTTTGTTGCTTCGATAGCCTCGCTCAACAACTTCTGCTTCTGAGCGGTGTATTCAACGTTAGTCGGGTCAAGCTTTAAGAGTTTGTTGACGCTGTTCAGATTTTTTGTAGTCGAATTGATATCGGCATTAAGCCCTTTCATGGCGGCAGTATACTCAGACGTATCACCACCGATTTTGACGTACATACCTTTGATTTTCTCATCTGATGATGACTTAGCCATTACTCACCCTCCCATGCCTTTATTTTCGCAATATACTTTTCATATCGTTCTTTGCTGATTTTTCCCTGCTTATATCGTTCTTCAACAACAGGCAGGTTTGATTTCAGTTCTTCGTATTTAATTTCGGGGTCAATGACCTTTTTGCCGGCGGCGATTAATCGCTGTCGGTCATAGGCGCAGGCATAGTTCACTACCATACCATACGTCATGCGGTCTAAATCAGCGACAGTAAGACCCCTGTTTATAACAAGAGAGATGACCTCCTCCGATTTGAGAGGCCGATCATCTCCGCTTTTACTGCCGCTTATGGATTTTTTCTGTCAACTTTCATGTTTGCCTGCAGTATAGGCATAACCTGATTATAGATATCATCAACAGGAAATGCACCATAGGCGAAGCTGTCAAGCCACGTCTGAATAGGCGGTATACTATCATCATAAGTCTTGGCAAGCACCCATAGGGTGCGGTATTCGACCTGTTGAACAAAGGCACCCTTACCGAACTGATGAACCTTGACAACGTCCTCAAGATACTCCGTGCCGAATGCTTCCTTGTATCGATAGAAAAGGCCTGCTGTAGCCTTGAAGCCTATCTGCCTGCTGTCTATAGTCAGGACTAATGTATTGCTCATTGTCATTCACCCGGGGTGTAGGTGTACTCAGGAAACTTTGTGAGTACTGTGTTACCCTTTATACGGAAACGTGCAATGTGTCCTTTCTTGTTGTTGACAGTAGCCTCAGCCGGTGACGGCTTGCAGGCAATCTTATGCTCTGTATACTCATAGTCCATACCGCTGTCTTCCTCTGTCTTAACTGAGAATTTCGTGCGATCTGTAGTATAGCAGTAAGGGAAAACCTCGGTGTATCCCTCGGCTTCTGATGTTGACTCATACTGTACGATCAAGCCGAACTTTGGCGCTTCTCCTGTTCTTGCTACTTCGACCAGTGTGCCGTTTTTCTCTTCGATGACATTTCCGTACCAGTCTTTCTCAAGATCATCACACAGGTCAAGTGTGGTGATAGTTCCCTCGTAACCCTGATTAGTCTGACCTGCGAATGCTACTACGCCGTCAGCCCATACCTCATTGCTTGATGACTTCGGGTCAAGGCTTACCTGACGGGTGCCCGAAAGCTTTGTCTTATGATACTTAAGTTCTCCATATGTGATAGTTGTCGCACCACTGACATCTGTAGACTCTGTAATCAGTGCATGGGCAACGGCTTTCACTGTTCCTTTCATTAATATTCCTCCTTGCGATCGAATTCGTATACCCACATATCCATTTGCTGATCCTGCCCCAGATAGCCTGCGGCGACTGAGAAACATATGCCCTTATCCATAAGGGCGTTCTCAAATAGGATATGTGTTTCTTCATCTTCCGGCTCGCAGTATATTTCAACTGCAATTCGTGGGATAACTGCGACAGTTCTTCCGTCTGCAGATATCGTCTGAGGTGTCTTGTTTATCCATGTTGCGAACGGCAATTCCGTTTCCACTGGAAAATCTATCTTAGCAATCCTGTCCGCAGGAATGCCCGAAAGTGATATAAGTTCTGTCAATGTCATTTCGACTTCTCAATCTCCTTTCTGATGTTTTCCGGTAATTTTTCTTCGGCATACTCTTGTCCGTAAATCATGTGCGGATAAGCTTTCGCCTTAAACGGAAGCGTTCTGCCACCACGCTTCATAGCATGGCCATACTCCAGCAGGTGTGTGAGAAGATACTGCTTATTCTTCTTGAAATTCACTATCTGCCGAATGTCGAAAGAGTCCTCGTACTCGGTACTAACTGTAAGCGCCTTGGCATATTTGCCGGAGCGGGTATTGAACGTGAAGTGTTCTTGGACGACCTTGCGGGTTTCCTTTGCGGTCTTCTTAACGGCTCTCTTGGCGGCTTCATTAACACGGCGACTTTCTTGCTGAAATGCGTGCTGTAAAGCCTCAGCCATCTCATCAGGACTCATTGACATGGATTTCTAACCTCTTTTTTCGCTTTTCTATTGATAACTGCCAAGCCTGCGGCTTAGCGTCCTTTATCATCTGAACTTGAATGACGTTATACTGGTCGCCGTTCATTATCACAATGTCAGTCGCCTGCGGCTCGGCGATAAGTGGTATTCTTATCACCTTATCACAGCGGTGCTGATACTCAGCGGCTTTATAGAAACGCTCTGAGCCGACGGTACGATTGTCATATCTTATGCCTGCTTGCTTGATTTTCAAGCCATTGGCATTGATGATAGTTGCAATAGTGCATATGCCGTCATTGAACGTCTGCCGCTTGCTTATCATACGCTTCCTCCTGACATCTCCTCAATCTGACACCTTGCTCTCAGTGCGAAGAGCTGAGAGTGATAATTTTTTTCAAAGTCCTCGAAGCAATCGTTATATATATATCTGCAGCAGTCGATCAGAAGCTGGGCGTCGCCGTTGATATTTTCGTCAACGTTGATATCCAGCACCTGACCTGCATATCCGTTAAGTACTCCTATAGCACGTGCTATAATGCTGTTTATCTTTCTGTCAGTAGCTTCGTCTGACCAAGTTATGTTCAGCTGATTTTTAACTTCCTCGAATAATGCCTGCTGCATTTATATCAACTCCTTATGTTTCTGACGGTGTGACAGTGTATACTGTCGGGATAAATCTTTTAAGCTTTGAGATATCCAGATACCTGAAAGCATTGCTGTCGAGTGGCTTGCCGTTGCCGTATGTCTTAATCTTATATGTCCTTGCGTCATCAAGGAACTTGAATGAGTCATCAAACTCCAGCTTACCGCCCTTGGCCATGCCAAGACCCATAAAGTAACGCTTGCCCAGTCCGAAGATAGCACGATCATCAGGAACTGCACATGACTGTATAATCGTGCAAGGAATAGGCATAACATCATTAACCCATTTTCCCTGAACGAAGTTCGTTGTCGCAGGCATTACCTTGGTCAGATATGTCTTTGGATTGACTACGAATATGAGGTTATCAAGCGGCCTGTTGTTTCCAGCCTCTGTCTTAGTAAGCTGAGCAGCGATAGTACCGATAGCCTCAGGCGACATTTCCTTGAGTGCAATCGTGCTCTGATCGGGGTATTTTCCGCCAACTACTGACGCCTTATCAGATACGTCCTTGCACATTCCGATAGGGCAGTTCAGGCCGTCACCTGTAACGATACCTGTTTCCATGCCGACCCACAGAGCCTCAGCAAGGATTTCACGTACATACCTATCCAGCCATGTTGCACCCAGATCTAACATATCGTTAGACACAGGTATCCATGCTGTAAGCTTTTTGAGAGAGACGTCGAAAAGCTTAAACGCTCCCTGCAACTCTTTGTCGATAGCGGTGTTCAGATCTCCCCACTTGGCAGTCTGTTCGCCCTGTTCGTTGACAAGCATTCTTGTGATGCCAGTTGTGTCCTGGAAGCTGATGAAGTTGAGCAGTGGGTGCTGCTGTGGAATTTCACCGAGCACGGACTCAATGATCGTGATTGGCATTGTTTTGTCGGCATTTGTCAATGCCATCTTCGGATCAGAAGACTTACCGGCAGCGATAACGGAGTCATAGTACTCTTTTTCATCGCTTGTCAGCATTCTTACACCACGTGTGCTAAGTATCTGGCTGTCAACAGACTCCGTGGTGCTCTTTACCTCATTCATGATAGTATCTGAAATCAGGTTGCCGTACTTATCCAGAGCATTTTCCATTGCTTTATCATCGCCATTTTTTATAGCGACTGAAAGCGATGCCAGGATATCTTCTTTCTGTTCCTTGAGTGTGTCGAGATTAATCATTTTTTTACCTCCAATTTCATAAACTTTTCAAATGCCGATATAGCGGCATTTTCTTTCTCTTCTTTGCTTTTTTCAGCAGGTAAGGCCTGCTGTGCAGTTGACTGCTTATACAGCTCAATAAGCTTATCCATGCTTTCACCGTCAAGAGCACTTGACATTGTGTATCGCTTTACGTCACTGAGCATGGTTGCCATATCAACAGGCTGTTTCCCAGTCGATATGGTATCACATAGGCCATACGAAAGACATTCATCAGCTGTGAGCCATGTTCCCACCTTGACCATTTCGGAAATTTTTTCACGACTACACTTACCACCGCAACGTTCGGCATATGTTGAGATAGCGGTGTCAGTCATCTTATCCAGCTCGTCAGCAGCGATTCTCATATCATCGGCATTTCCTTCACAATAGCAGGACGCCTGATGAATCATCATGAGGCTGTTGTTGTACATGACGATCTCGTCCGCTGCCATGGCTATAACGCTAGCTATCGAACAAGCCCAGCCGTCAACATAACAAGTCACTTTTGCTTTATGCCGCTTTAAAATATTTCCAATAGCGACGCCCTCTTTGATCTGACCGCCAAGAGAGTTGATGTACAGATTGATGTGCTCACAGTCCTTGTATTCTTCCAGCTTTTTGGAAAAATAGCTCGCACCTGTCTTGCTCTCCTCAAATTTTCCCTTTGCCAAATCATAGGCAAGTCCTCCACGGACCTGAGAATACAAATATAAGTTAAGCTCCGTTGGCTTATCTGCCTCTAACCTGAATTCAAATCGATTTAAAATGCTATTCATCGTTTCCACCTCCTTCTATCGTTTCATAGTTCTTGGTTCGGGTGTGCTGATCCGCCCAACTTTCAGAAATTCGTTCTTCTCCGACCTTTTCTCTCAGCTCATTGGTCGAATAGAAACCACTGGAAATCAGCTTGTCAACGGAATTCGCCATTTCGAGAATATCGAAATGTTTGATATTTTCCGTGCAAACCTTTGCGTAGTTTCCTTTCAAGACCTGCTCTTTCGTGTATCGTTTTGCGGTAATCTCGTCAGATAGCATTTTCGCAAAAGGATCTACGGCAAAAGTAAGAGTCATCGACAAAGCCTCACTGATATTTTCAACATTTCCCTTGACGATAGCCGGTGACACGTTATATGCAATAGCAGCCTTTTCAAGAGCATCGTTGAGTATCGAGATGTAGTCCGTTGTTTCCGAAACAGTCCGCTTGGTTTCTCCGTTGCTCTGTGGCGTGTATTTCATTCCACCCCACAGAGGCAGAACTGCATTCTTTGCCTCAAAGTACGTTTTGAAATACTTGTTCATTAACTCTTGAAATTTCTCCTCGTAGTTCGGCTGTCCTTGAGCCATGGGTGTTATCTCGAGTATACCTTTCTGCGTTCCACTCTTTGCATAGACCGTTGAAGATGTTTCAAGAAATTTGTTGTGATTTTCAAGCATTTCAGATAGAATCTGCCTTACTCCGCCGTTTGAAAATCTTAGAAAGAGAACATCATTCATATCAAACCTTTTTTCAAAAGTAAAAGAACCTTTTGAAACTTGCGAAAAAAAGTTCGGATACAACGCATATTCCTGTGTGCTCCAGCCGTCGGCACATATCAACTGCTGACCTGCACTGACTATCAGACTGTTTCCCAGTATCAAAGTTTTCCGAACTATTTCATTCTTAAACTGTGCGGCCGTCTGGTTTGCGTTTGGACGAACATTGAAAAGATACCATTCTTCACCCTTGAATGATTTTCCATTGTGATAGGTTTTTATTTCGCACTTGGATATAAGTGCAGCAAGAATCTCGACAACTACCTGAATAGCATATGCCTGAACAGCTATTCGTACATCATCGTCATATCCTACTGACTTGACACTTATAACTTCGTCACTTTTGGCGTTGATAATTCTTGATATCAACGATTTTAAACCCATTGCTTATCCTCCTTCCGCTAGAATGTGAAAACGCCAGGAATGTTTGTATTCATTGGCATACTTGATATTTGCTCAGCGATTTTATTCTGTGCCGCTTTGGCGGCGACATATGCCTTGAAAGGGTCTGTCTTTCTGGACTTCGGCTCTATTTTGCCATATGTCATATTGCCTGCGGACGAAGTGCATACCTTGGTATTGTTCATAGCCCAGCGGAAAAGGGGATTGTCTCCGACTGCAAGCTTATGATTCACCAGCCGACTTGTGATTACAGGCATTATCATCATTTCATTTGACGGACGGACAAGCATGATATTCCCGTAGCCTTTTTCGTCAGAAGCGTAGAGATTCTCTTTAAGCGCCCTCCTAAGCAGTGTATAGCGATAGTTATCGATGCCAGTCATTGCGATTTTTGCATTCAATTCCGCCGCTTTCTGCGCCACCCATATAACGGGTATCTCAGGCGGTATCTCTGGACCGTCAACGAATGACAGTAGCCCCGCCGCTTCCCATTCTTGCAGTGGAGCCTTGATTCTTGATAGATCTGCAGAAGCCTTGCACACCCAGGTGTGCGTTATCCATACGTCAGTTCCGTCTACGTCGAAGAGCAAGCCAGCTGAAAGGAAGTCATCGGTCTTCATATAGTCAAAGCCTGCTGTGCATTGTCTGCCTTGAAGCTTTGACAAATATGGCGTGATATCCTGATTAGTTGCCAGGATATTATCAAATGCGGTTATACCGCCCTCAGTCTGCTGTGGCAAACAGTTCATGCGTTTAACTGCAAAACTGATATTGCTTATCTTATCGTCCAGATAGTTTTGAAATTCCGTCTTCATTTCCTGAAGAAGATCGGGCAGGTATTGCAGTGAGGGGTTAGCCTTATACCACATTTCGGGCATTTCGACTTCTTCGGGACTATCCACCCGGGCTATGAACGGAAGCATACCATTGTCTTCAATCTCGCTGTTAAGAATTCTTATGCCTTTGGCTTTCTCTTTATCGAGAGGTCCTTCTCGAACGAAGCCGTCAGTACTCATGATAGTGCGGCGGGGTCTTGGTACTTTTCCGAGACCACCGACAGCAACATCAATGAGCTTGCTATTCTCATAGGCGTGTACCTCGTCATGATCTACCTTTCCCGGACGTGCGCCGTCGGCTGACCTCGGGCTTGATGTTCGGAACTTCAATTCAGACTTCGTTTTTAGATTTATTATCACTTCTTTGTTCCAGTAAAAGAACCGCTGCATTTTGTCACGATTGTCTTCCAGAACGTTATATACGTCTTTGAATGTGGTCTCTGCTTGATCTTCTGTTGTTGCAAAAATATCAATGTTGTAATGCTTGATGCCATTGGTAGGTGTGAGCAAGCAAAAGTCTTCAAATCCTAAGTATCCGTTTTTTCCTGTTCCTCGCCCAACATACAAGAATAGCACCGGCCAACGTAAGGAACCGCTTGCGGTATATGTGCAGTTGTGAAGTACAAATACGAATTTTTCCCATGGAAAAAGGCCAAAAGGGAAATATTTTTCATAGCTGAAATACTTATCAGCTTGTTCAGCATCAATGTAGATATCTTCTGACAAGAACATGCGCTTGACGTAGTCAATAAGCTGATACTGCTCAGCACAATACGGATACTTATGCTCCTCGACTAGGCTGATATAGTCTGCAAGATACGAGAGGTCAAGAGCTTCTTGCCCCTTACAGCTCTTCGTCATCGTCAAGGTTCTTGACCTTGTCAGTTGACAGGCCCAAGTCTTTCAGAATTTGAAGTTTCTGCTTGTTGTACATATACGCCTGCTTTACGGACGGATTGTCTTTTTCATACTCTTTTCCTACCGCAGAAACTGCCATATAGGTCAGTCCTCTCTTGCGAATATCAGCCTGCATTTTCCTTTCCTGTTTTTCATAAAACAGATAATCTGAAACCAGCGATTTATAGAAATCGACAGAAGCTCCCATTTGTTCGAGCTGCTCTATCAACGACTGTTCAATCTCTGATAAACTCGGTTTTTTCACTTTTGCCAACTCCTTACATTTGACTTTTCTTGAAAAAAATTCTCTCACGTGCGTGCGAGGGCGGATTTGTCTTTTGTGCCTCCCGTCGTACAAGGCCGAAAAAATTTTTCGACCCTTGACCCCGGGGGGTATCGCCGCAAGGCGCTCACCACCGCTCCTCATTGACGAACTTATCTGCACGTTCTTGCCAGCGCCGTTCTGGGTGCTGTGCTTCGTGGCAGTCGTGACACAATGCAAGCAGCTGCCTGTGCCGTTCACCATGCTCGTCATAGTAGTAGCGACTATAAGCAAGCTGCGGAAATTGCTTGAGGTGCTTGACGTGATGAAGAACGGTTGCTCTTGTCACCTTGCCTTTGTTTCTACAACACTGACACTCATTGTGCTGCTCTGCGATAACGCTCTTACTGAACTTTCTCCAGTAGCGGTCGTTGTAGAACTTGTCAACTCGTCCGTCCTTGATTAGCTCTCTGATCTGACTCGTACTATACACGTTATCACCTCGCATATATAGCACAAGGACCACGTCATACAACGTGGCCCTTGCACCGGTATAAAACTATGGAAAAACTATAACAACAACCCCGCATTATCATCATAGCATGCAGAGTGTGTTCGTGCGTGTTACAGCGTGTTTTTTTTGCAGAACTTGCAATGCCTGCCTTTGCAGTAGTCCTCTGAAGCATTGGCTTGTCTGGCTATCCACGCCCATGACGGCGGCTGCCAAGCTCCGTCATTGCGTGGGACAAGATAGCGCAGTCGAAAAATAATCCTGATGAATGCATCATCAATGCCTGACACGTATGATTCAATCTCTGCTATCTCTGCTTTGAGTCTGCGATAATCGTCACTATCTGTGCTTACCAATTTCAGCTCAGCCTTAAGCTGTCGATATGACAGCAATCGCTTCTTAGTCATGATAATTCTCCTTTCCCTGCCTTGCCGATAATTCTCTCGATATTTTCGCCAGAATATCTTTCAACAAAACACCGTTTTTTTGAAGCGATTGGGCATGACGTGTCAGGCTATCGTCGATATATGCAACGTATAACTTACCACAGTGAGGGCAGTTATAGCACCATACGTCCCCTTCTATGCTTTGAAATCTCTCTTTGCGAACGCAGACTATGAATGCCTTATGGCAATCATCACATATCACGCTAAGCTCAGCTCCCTTAAGACTCATCATCTCACCCCCTATATGTTCAGCTTCGCCGTTCTCCGGTACATAAACAGCGATATGTAGAACGTGCCGTTATCCTCGTTCCAGAATGGACGGCAATCAGCATAGTAATAATCTTGATACATATTCTCGAACAGTGCCGAGTTATCACAGTTATATGCCATGCTCTGCACCGCACGTTTCGTCAGACGATAATCGTTATTCTGCGGTTGCGGTTTAATGCAGTTAGTTGACGCAACATAACGCTTGGCGTGCTTGCCTTTGTTATGATCTGAAATCTTCTGTTTGCAGAAGTATTTGGCAATTCCTGCACAGCCTGTCTGGTCAAACATCAATGGCAGGACCTTGTCAACATAGCCCTTGCCCCATATGGAAGCTATTTCGTTGATAGTGAGACCACCAGTCATGATTACGTGAAAATGAATACGTCCAGACTTTGAGCCCTGCTCAATGGAATAAATATATTTCATTCTCGGTAAGCCTCTCTTGACTCTTGCTCTATTCACACGCTTAACAAAGTTAGCAAAGTCTTTCTTGGCACGCTCGAGGTCAGCAGGATTATTTTGTGGTGCATAGGTCAGCTCGAACTTATAGTCTTTGTCAGTGAAGTTTGCAGGGATAAGTCTTGCCAGAGCTCTTTCAGCATTGATCTGATTTAATCTCTCCTGCACCTTGCTTGTTGGCTTCCTTTTCTTCTTTCGACTAGAAGAACGTGGGCAGGCATAGACAGGATACATATTCACTTCCATGTAGTTTCCATAAATATACTTTTGCTCTCTGTATCTCATAAGGCTCATTGTCATTTCCTCCCACTGTCCGAGTTATTAAGACCCATTACAAGCCCTCATACCCGTGCTTACACACGGGCTGAACACTTGTTCTATACTATATATAATATATAGGGCTTCACTCTGTCATTGCCAATTGCTCATAATTTCTGCTCTTGTCTTTTTCTTCGCACTCCCTGTTGAATACTTCTTGTAACATATCGTGCATGGAATTAATGTCATTAAGAAGTTCTTGTGTTACAACGCCATGGGTTTCACACAGTACACCGAGCGTAAGCAAGCCTGCTTTGACGATTATCATATCATCAATGGAATAGTATGTAAGAATTTCATAATCATCTATTACTTCAAGGAATGCTTTCGGGCATATATGCACTTTTTCTGTGCCTGAGAATATCTGATATTCGCTTAGCATGGCAACGAATGTTGAACGACGATCTATCATCTTGCCTGTTGTGCATGAAGCGATGTTCATAACAATGCTGCTCTCAATAGCAGGCGGCAGCTGCTTACATCTCCAATTCTCACGGTCACTTTCATTAATGTCAAAAAGCGTGAGTAACTGCTCACTGGTATTCATGTTCGGCATGCCGTAAAGCGGATATATTGCACTGCCTGAGCCGATCCATAATGAATTATCATTTTCATTATAGAAGTAGGATATGGTCTTAGCCGCTTTACTGCATATTTTTTTCAGCTTAGATATTTTCATTTTCTCACTCCTTTATTAAGGTACTTCAAGATTGCTTCCTGCGCCTGCTCAAATCCTTTGCAGACAACCGCAAGATAGCCGTTGTCATTAAGCGTTTTCAGAAACTTCTGTTGAGATTCCGATACTCGTCCACCTGATGTGCGTTTCATTTCTATAAAAAGACCGTAGTAACCGCCACGTGCCACCGGAAGCATTATGTCAGGCACACCTGACTTTACGCCCTCAGACTTAAGATCTGCGGCAGTTCTATAGTGGCGATAGCCGCCGTTCGGTATAGCGAACATATACTCCAGTTCGGGATACTTGCCTGAGCTGAATGCCGCCCACTTGAAAAGCAATGCCTGCTCTATGTGCTCTGTTGGTGTGTTTGAATTTTTCATTACATAACACCGCCCTTTGGTATGTAGAAAATCAAGCATTTGCTCCGCTGTGATGATGAACACTTAACTTTCAATGTTCTTGGAATTTTAAAAGATTTAGATTCAATTGTTTCTATACCAATAACACTCCATATTTCTTCGCCTGTTGCAATCTGATCTCCAACTTTGAGCGTAGAAAGAGCTTTTTTCAAGCTCTTTCTATTTTTGTCTCTGCCTGCGGTTATTTCCGACAAGATTTTCTGCGCTATAGCTATTGGATTTTCAACTGACATAGTTATTCCTCCTAAAATGTTACTGTCACATTCAGTACGGCTGCTGCTATCCAATAGACGGCTTTCTTATAATCCTTTTGCATAGCATATATGATAGCCGCTCCCACGTCCAACAGGATAAGCAGCAGCGGAAAAATGTATTCAGGTTTTATTTTCATCATTGCTTATTCCTCCTCAAACTTTTGTGCTCTTGTTACGGGAACATTCCCTCCAAATGATATTTCTTGAAACATTGCCATGACTCTTTTTCTTGATAAACCTCATCATACCTTGCCTGAATGCCGTCAAGTGTCATAGCTATTTCTTGCTGATACTTCACTTCGGGATAGTACGTAACTTGCATGAATTTGAAAATCTCAGGATTAATATTCATTCCGCTCTGATATCGTGCCAAAAACGCTTCCATTTCATATTCCAAGATATAGAAAAAATATCTCGTTCCCATGCTCTTGTCTTTGGGTTGAAATACGCCGTACTTGGTTTCCAGCTCTGAGTTCTCGCAAAGATATCTTACTTTTCCGTCCGTAGCGGATAGCTGAATATAGACAGTGCCAGCTTCGTACACTTTGCCTTTTTTCACACGTTCAAATGTCACAATGTCAAGCAGTGGTTTGCGTTCCTTCTTGGCATGGGAAAGAATGTAGTCCGTGCGGTTTTCAAGATTTTTCATTTCAAGCCATGTTGCCATGGTTTCACCGACAATGTCTTGCTCAGTGAAGAATTTCAAAAAATCGTCCTTGACCTGATTATATTCATCATCACCGCAGAGGTCTTTCAGCGTTGCCATAAGGTCATTCGTTGCCTTACGCACTTCAAGTTCGCTTTGTATCAGCTCTTTGCAGAGGTCTTTCAAAGACGGAAGTTCTTCCTTTTCAAACGTGTCAACATAGCGTGGAATGTTCAAATTGTAGTCATTCTTAGCAATTTCCTCATAGCTTGCCACGTTTGAGAATTTTTCAACAACACTGCGGCTGTGATATGTATCGGCTATTTTCTGAATGTGCTCGTCCGTCATGACGTTCTGCTTGCCGTGCTTTTCAAAAAGCTTTTCGGCACTGATAAACAAAATGTCTCTCGTTTGCTTGTTCTTGCTGAAGACGATAACATTGACAGGTATGCAGGTATTCAAAAACAAATTTTCAGGCAATGAGATAACTGCGTCTATCAAATTATTTTCTATGAGTTGCTTGCGGATCCTGCCCTCTGCATTACCTCTAAAGAGAACGCCTGTAGGCAAGATATAGAATGCCTTGCCCACGTCCGACAGCCTCGACAAGCCGTCAAGTACAAACGCATAGTCACTAGCCTTAGCAGGTGCAAGGTCATAGCCTTCAAAGCGTGGGTCTGACTTTGGCTCCCATTTCAGTGAATAAGGCGGGTTTGATATGACAACGTCCGTTGCATTCTCCTCATACGTATCAACAACTTCTATGTCGCTGAACTCGTCCGATTTGCTCAGCTTATAGACTTTCTGCACTTCGTTGAGTAGGACGTTTTTTTGCAGAACCACAGCATTCTTATTTCTCAACGCAAGATTGAGAAGTAGCACAGGGATACTCATTTGCGATAATTCTTCGCATTGAAAGACGCTATCCCTATCCATACCAACCGACAGTGCGCCAGTTCCTGCACATATATCAATTATCTTTTCTGACTTTGGCGCAAGATTAGAAATCAACTTGCACAGACAATCGGGCGTATAATCCTGCTTTAGATTATTGCGGTTTGCGTTATTCTCTTGAAAATAGTCACGCAGGCAATCGTTATTGCCGTTGAAACCTTGCTTGACAAATTCCTTACATAGCTTATCTTTTTCAACTTTGTCAAGAAGTTTCGCAAGAAGTGCCTGCGGAAGTTCAAAACTTTCTTTTATGCCGAACAGATTGTTGATTATTTCTGTTGTCATCTATGTCCCGCTTTCCAAACATTACCCCTCAAGGTCATCAGCCGCCTGTCTGAGCCACTGGCTTGTGACAGTAATGAACTTTTCCTTGGTCTGTGGGTCTTCAATATCATTGATTTTTTCAATGAATTCCGTAAGCCCTTTCTGAACGTTTTCAAAGATGATCTTCAGCGCAACCCTTGCTTCGTCTGCATTGCCTGACTTCAATTTCTTTTCCAGCTCTGCCTTGGCGTGGTCCGCTTCTTCTGCCTCAGCCTTAGCCTTACTGAGGGCGGTCTCATACTTAGCTACGGCTTCCTTAACTGCATTGTCACGTTCTGTCTGCGCTTCTTTGAGGACGTTATCTTTTTCAGCTTCTGCCGCCTTCACGGCTTCACGGCTTGACTTCTTCAGCGAATTCAGCTCTTTCATATGTTCGGCATGAAGTTCCTGACGGATAGACAGCCTTATCTTGTCAATCTCTTCTTCGTCGAGGTCTCTCTTAACTACCTCGATAGGCTTGTCCTCGGCCTGCTTAAGCTTTTCTCTCAGTTCTTCAAGCTCAGCTCTGAGGGATTCGGCACTTTCTGTCTGTTCCTTCCTTTCTTCTTCGAGGAATGTCAACTGTTCTCCTAACGCCTGCTTTTCTTTTATCAGCTTTTTCACCTCCTCAACGGTCATACCGCCGAGATCATGTGTGTCAGCGAATTCCTCACGCTCATACTCAGGGAGCTTGGAGAGAAGTTCAAGCTTGGTGACACCTATACTTGCGTGTTCTTCAAGGAACTTTGTGCTGTTATCCTCATATAGCTTGATATAGGTGTACGCCTGACGTTCTTTGAACGTGTAATCGCCATTGCTTTCAAGATAGTTCTTGAAAGACTCATAGCCAAGTGCTATGTAGAGCTTGTAATCTCTGATGTTCTTTAGTGACCTGCCCATTTCTACGATAGCCGTTGCGGCTGTTCTGTAGCATTCACATATGTGCTGATGTTCTGCCATAGCCGTTTTCATAGATACTGTAATTTCTGTGTTTTCCATTGCGTTTCCTCCTATTCTGGTTAGTTATTCAGCGGATATAAGCTGCGCCTGTTGGCGCAATGTGAGATTATTAGAATTAAATAGACAAACCGGAGCGAGCCCGAAACTGTAGTCCGCACCGTAGTTGTAGATAGCTCCTGTCGGGTCGACGTTACGCACGAGGCTAGCGTCGCCAGGGTCGCACCTCCAAGGAGTGAGCGTCCACATACATTCTTCAAACAACAACACATAATCTCTATACTTGCGGTACTGGTCGCAAGTGAGCAGAGTTATATAATCTTCACACGTTCCATAGGCTTTGTCTCCGTTATCGGCGACAAGGTCAGACGTTTGCTTTATTAGATGTTCCGTGTTAAAATGTTCCTCGAGTACATCTTCATTGAGAAAACGGCGGAGCGTTGATTTTTTCCAGTTGTTGCAGCCGTCCTCGTATTTTTCGTTAAAACGCTTTTTGCACCAACACTCAGCCGTTATCGCTAAGTAGTTGCCGTCGATAATGTCGAGGCATATAAAACGTATACCATTATATACGAACTCCTCACCGGGTCTTAGTTTGATCTCGTTCATTGTTATTCCTCCTAGCTTGCTTTTCTCCTTTTAGTCAGCTTCTTCTGGCTATTCAGCCACTCTTGGAAGTTGACTTCAAACGCCTTGATTATTTCAGGCTTTTCAAGCTTCTTGCCCGTTAAAGGGTCTTTGACTTGTTCATTCTTAAATCCGTGGCACTGCACGATATGGTCAGCATTGTCTATTTCAATCGTAAACCATGACTTATCAAGGTCAGACGGCTTTCTGATGAATAGAATTGTCGTAACCCCACTGCAATGCCTTGAAGCATAGCCGCCGACGCATATTCGCAAGTCCTTTCCCTCTTTGATAATGCTTTCGGCATTCTCTGGTACAACCAACTGAATACCAGGATAGCTATAGCCCTTATACTTCTTGCAAAGCTTCTTGTATCTGGGCTTATAGGCTTCCTCAAGCTCGGCGGCTTCTTTTCTCTTGCGTTCTTCTTCCATGAAATTGAAGTTCTCAACTGCGTTATCATGCGCTTCGTTCAGGTCTCTCGGAAAGGCTATGTTTTTCAAGCGAAAATCATAGCCTATTTTCAAGCCGATATTGGCATAATCGTCATACAGCTTGACAAGGCGCCTTATCTCTGAGTGATCGTCTTCGCAACGTTCTTCTTCGGGAGAGTGCTTCATGACTTTTCTCAGGTATTCTAATGCCTGCTCTGGATCAACGCCTGCCTTTTCAATGCTGGTACAGTAATCAATGATATAGCTATACATTCGGCAGTAGAAAAGGTCTTTCTTCTTGCCTTTGCGCTTGAAGTCCTGATACACCTCAATAACTTCTGCCGGCGTGTGATCTTCAAGAATGGTTTTGACCTCATTTTGCGTTAGGTGCTTGAAGAACTTTTTCGGTGATGTTGCATTCCAATTCAATATCTTATAATTCTTCTTGTTGCGCCAAAGCAGATCCTGCACCATGGTGTCACAGTTCATTTTAACCGCCATTTCAAGTATCGGATACATAGCATATGCGGTATAATAACGTTCTTGGTCATACTCTCTTATGTAGTGGCGGCAGCAGTAGCAATCAAAGCCTGAATACTTTAAGAATGTATCCTTAATTATATTATTATATAGGTATACTTGTCTGTGCTCAGCAAATCCGTTATTGAATGAACTGCACATTTTCCTCTTCATAGGCGAAACCATATAACACCAACCGTTTCGACGAAATAAGGCATGCGAATGATAAACCTCTGCACTGCCTTTTCGCAGGACGTAAAGCTTTTGGAAATCGACCCAAAGATTGGGGATCCTGTCGAAGTCCTCCGTTCCGTATTCGTTATAGTCTTTATGAATCGTCGCCGCATATATATATACCACTTCTTCAACGGCTTTATATATGACGAAATCAACTACTTCATTTAATTGAACTTGCTTATATCCTGCCGCTTTATATTTGGCTTTCACACCGCAACATGGGCAGGTACCCAAATAGTTATGCCTGATGATATTATCATCAGTGTGGTATATATCACCATAATCATTACTATTGACCTTAAATTCGTGATTGCAGGACGTACAGAAACAGGTATAGCGCCCTTGGCTAGTCCTGCGGTAAAAGATATAGGGCGTAAAGTGACGATTAATCTCGGCACAATCGTCAACGTTGAGGGGCGGGAAGCCCTCAACGTCTTCTTTCTGGGCATGGGTGAGACAGTCTGTGAATATAGGCTTATATACTAATGACTGTTCTTTGTTATTGTTTATCCACACTTTCAATCACCTCTCAGAAAAGGTCATCAAAAGAAACTGTGATCGACTTGCGCTTCTGCTCAGGCGCTTCCTTGTTGACACTACCACAGAGGTCTATATCCATGTGATAACGTATCTTACAGCCAGGGAAGAAAAAGCCTGCTGCGGTCTCATAAGTCTTGAAGTCTGATAGTGCAAAGTTGCTATCCTTAATTGCTTTGTAAACTTCTTCAAAGCACTTCTGAAGTGTGCCGCCCTGAGCGACCGCCTGTGCGAACTCCTCGTCTTGCTTGACAAAACTTTCAAGAGCGTCTATGACAGGCTGAATGATAGTACTCAGCACTGTGTTCGCCGATGCTCCACCGCTAAGCTTAACGCCCTCTCGTTCGTCTGTGAGTTTCTTTAACGCCTGCTCTCTGTAGCTAGTCATAGTTCTTTACCTCCTCTATTCCTAATGCAACATATCCATTCTTCAACCCCCAACCACTTAGGACATATGTTATCCTATATCTGCGGTTTGATATCACATGAATAGCAGGATGTCCGTTACTTACTGGAATGAATTCAATCGTGTCTCCAGGCTGAAAGCCTCTGTCATTTTTACGAATTTCAAAACACTTTTTACCTGTGACAACTGCTTCACAGAAGCATTCTTCCAGCTTCAAGGTATGCGTTGTTGGCTTTTCCAAAAATTCTATCTGATTTTCTGGGATAAGATTGCTGGTTGAATTAATTGGCTGATAATCTTTTGGAAAATAGAAATCTGCGAATTCTTCTATTCTATATCCCGTGTCCTTAAAGAAGCCAAGTCTCTGATAATGCAATCCCTTTTTTACAAGCCCGCTATTGTCATATACAATGCACATATCATATGCACAGCCCAGCCAAAGATTGGGCATATCAGCTTCTTCGCCAGTGCACCATGCAAACCCCTGCGCCTTGCATTCTTTCATAAAGTTATCGTATTCTTCCTGAGTCTTGACATGAACAGCTATGTTCTCATACTTGAATTTTCTCCAATCAAATGTTGGTTTCTGATTATTTGAATTCATCTGCATTATAATCCTCCGTTCTGGTTTTGAAGAACTTGCAGCGTGTGCAAGTCTCTTGCGTTGGCTTTTCGACCAGCGCCATACATTCTTGTCTTATGCTATTATAGAAAATACATGGGCCTGCGTTATGCCTTGGCGGGGGCGATTTGTAATCAAGCCGCTTTCTGGCGCCTGCAAGTTCAGCATTATAGCATAGCAGGTCAACGTCTGTTATTACCGGCATTTACTCTCCCTCTCTTCCGCTTGCTCCGATCAGTCCTTCTAACTTACTTCTCGTGCCAAATATCTTTCCATATATTTCACCGATGTCAAAGGCTCTCTGCTCACATTCCGACATTCCTTCGTAGATAGTGAGCATATTTGTGCAGGCTTCGTCAGCGGTATTATATGCTTGACAAATATGCCCTTTTGTGTTATCATCAAGGTGTATGTTATCGGTATCTTCTTTTACAGATACCTCCGAGCTTGTGCCTGTTGCCGCAGGTGCAGGCTCGTTTTTCATGTATTCGAGAATATGATTCATGAAACCAGTAATGCAATTATCCGTACCCATAAGTGGGCATGGTCCACAGTTGTCTACTATACAGCATTTAGCCACAGTAATTATCTCATTTTTCGTCATCTTTATCCTCCTTAAACTTTTTCTCCCAGTGCTTTTCAATGGCACCAAGTACTATGTACATCACGATATCCACAACGATAAGCGTCGCTATGGATAACAGTATTATTCCTATGGTACTCATTTTCATTTTCCTTTCGTTCCTGCTTCGACTTCTGTCACTACGATAGACCCGTTGTCGATAAGAGATTGAACTCGTTTCTCAAAATCAAAACGCTGCTTGTCTGTAAGCCCTATGGTCTTCGGTATGCCACGGCTCTTAAGATACATGGTATACATACTATGTATCACGACGTTGGCAAGGTTGAAACGATACTTGACGTTAGGGAACTGCTTAGATTCTTTTCGATAGATAGTATTATCGACGTATACTGTCTTACTCATTGTTGTCACCTAGGCGGCAGTTGCTTTCAGCGTTGTTGAGGTGATAGAACTTGCAGTCTGTACACTCCATGCAGACATTACAGCCCGTGACTACGTTCAGCTCGTTTTCAGCAAGATACTTCTTGACGTTCCCTCTAAGGTATTCGTCTATTGCTGACGCATATCTGCTGACAGCTATAAGAGGATTACGGCGCTGATTAGAGCTGAGTGACGTTTCCAACGGCTTTCCGTCCACAGTGATGACATATTCACCACCTATGCGGTTAAGTCTGACTGCGTTGTTGAAATCATACATCAGTAGATCATCTCCCATACCTGCCCAAGACCGAGCATTACTACTATTATCATGAATGCAAAGAAGATAGTCAGCAAGGCCATTGCGAAGCACTCTCTGCGATCTTCTCGCTTTCGACGGGTAACGAGCTTGTTATGCTTGTCTCTCTGCTCTCTCATTGTCAGGTAATCAACCGCCTTGACATCTTCACTGATTGCAAGGACTACGTTTTTTCTTGTCATGATTTTTCCTCCATTTTCTCATGTTTCTTTTGATTTGCTGATGATAACCGTCATAATCTGATATTATCATCTTAACGCTGGTATTGTCCGCCATGTCAACGATGACGAATTCGCCGGCACATATAGAATAGCCGTGGCGTATCTCTCGGACATAGCTTTCAATCCCCATATCCGTTGCTATTCTGATGACGGCTTGCGATATCAGTGAATTGCGGGTATCACTCTTTGCGTACATCTCCATCACCCTCCAACTCTTTGATACGCTCCTCGATATCAGCCACCAAATGCTTCTCTATGGTCTGCGCCACGTAGTAGCTTAGGAGGTCTTCTTTGCTCAGATCTCCATGCCATAGCTTGTCACCGACAAGCTGAGCCTTATTAATGGCTCTTTCTATCTCAGCGTTTGTTCTTTCGCCGATAATAGCGTCTATCTTCATGATGTGCAGCACTTCTTATCCCTCTCTTTCTGCTTGAAATGGCGGTAAAGAATGCTTGCGATAACGTCAGCCGGTATCTTCTTGACCTTGCGGCGGGTTTCTATGATCTTGCCGTCCTCGATGCGATATGTAACGCTTATGGGAATATCAATCGTTTCTTTCACTTTACTGCCCCCTCTTTTACATTCTCAGCTGACCAGCGTCGGAACGCTTCCAAACCTGCTAAGGCTTCTTTCTGCTCCTGCAGGGTAGTCCTGACCTTGTCTTTGACTCTGAACTTGCGGATATCGACCTGACCCACTGTGCATTCTTCTATATAGTCATCTATGCCCAGCGCCTTGACCTGCTCCCTAGGATTGTCAATAAACATTTCCAACATGGCGTTCTGAATGGCTTTCATACGCTTGCCGCCCACGCCATACTCTGTGGCGGTCTGCACCAGCGCCAACTTGATGTTGTCCGCTAGAATAGCCCTGTTCTGAAGATTAAACTCTTTGCAATTCCGTTCAACGAACGTTACTACCATGTTCAGATCTATGCCGCTATTCTCGCACGCCCGCTGCATTTTATAGGCATATACACCGTCCTTGTCCCACTCATTGGCAATTTTGCAGTTGTCTGCAAAATCATCTATCCATTGGCGACATTTCTTCGGATAGAACGTCTTAGGATACTCCTTATTCAGCACTATCAGCAGGGAGCAGAGCAGTTCATAGTTCTTGACTATGACCTCAAATGCAAGGCGGTTCTTATGATAGTCTTTTATCTTATGGTTTGTCATTGGTATCACTCCTATGATATCTGCTTTTCAATAAACTCTGCGATAGTACGTTTCAGTGCCGCTGACTTTATGCGTGCAATTGCTTCCCAGTTCTCTGGGGTCTGACCGGCAAGCTTATTTCCTGAGACTTCTTTTTTTAAAGAGCAGAACGCTCTTGCAATCTCAGGAAGAACACTGTCATATACTATCTCATTGAAATCATGGTCTGTTGATTTTGACATTGGTATCACCTCTTTTTTTATCGTTTTGTTGACCTCAACAAGACGTTATTATGCCGACATATCCTCAATGCCGATTATATAATCAATCGGCTTTTCAAAAATGGCGGACATCTTTAGGGCATAGCTGAGAGGAAAGTCGCCTTTCTTTTCCCAGAGATAGAACGTCTTCTTGGAGATACCGATAACGTTGCAGAACTGTTCAATCGTCCATCCTTTTCTTACGATTTCTGCCCTGATGTTTTCAAACTTGATTTTCATATAAACACCTCCTAAAGTGTGTAACTTTACACTCTCTGTGTAATCTTGTCTATATTATATCACTTTAAGTGTAAATGTCAACACTTTAAGTGTAAAAATAATCACTAAATTTTTACTGTAAACTTGTGCATTTTTTACGAAAAGTGTAAAATAGTATACTTTTATGTTGACTTTTATACACTTTAAGTGTATAATAATATACAGAAGGGGGGGTAAGAATAGTGAGAGGTGACAGACTACAAGCTCTTCGTAAAGCTCGTGACTTAAAACCTGATGATGTCGCAAATGAGCTTGGCGTTACACCACGTGCCTACTATAGTTATGAATGTGGTGATCGTGATCCTAGTACCCTATGCTTGGCGAAAATGGCAATTTTCTTCGGAGTTTCTGCGGACTATCTTATAGGATTAGAAGATGAACTTCTTTCCAAGTCAGAGAAAAAACAAGCTGTTATCTCAAAGATAAATGCAATGCTTGATACTCTTGATGATGATGACCTCAAAAACCTATATGATTATGTAGACTTCTTGATATGGCGTTCTAGGGACAAGAAAAAAGAATCATCAGGATAAAAAAATAAGCACTCCACAAAACGTGAAGTGCTTATTCGCCTGCCTGTATGTAGGCGGTACCCTATTCGTCGAACTTGTTTTCAAACAGAAGTGAATAAATCATTTCTGCCAACTTGTCCTGCAGCTCCTTACGCTCAGCGTCAGTCATGCTGCTCACCCCTTTCTTTTTCATTTTTTGAAAAAATATGTTTAAATCCCCTTATGCTGGTTATAACATATTTCGGCAAAAAATGCAGTAAAATTTCCTATAATAAATTTATTTTAGGATTTTTACCAAATCAGAAAGATCACATTTGAGCACAATAACCAAACGTGCAATAACTTCAATTGTAGGGTTTGCTTTGCCGGTCAATATCTTACTTATCTCTCCTTCGCTTATCTCGGCAAGCTCTGCAAGTTGCTTTCCATTAATGTGCTTCTCGTGCATTATTTTTTTTAATTCGATTTTATAATTTTTAGTATTCATATATATATAATGCACCTCCTATATATATGACATACCATATAAATTTTTGAAAAAGAATAGCCCAACTTTTTTGAGGCGCATTTTTTTATAAAGGAGTAACAAAAATGAAGAAAACTGTTATTTTAGTCGCACTGATATCCGCTTCATTAATGATGTCTGGCTGCTATAAGACCACAGTTGAGCCACCAGCGGCATCTACAACAGCTTCCACTACCACGGAAACCACAACAGTAAGTGAAAAGGCTACCGTAACAAGTCCGAAGGCGACTACAACAAGAAAAACAACGACCACAAAGAAAACAACCACAACAACTACTACCACTACCACCACAACAACGACTACTACAACTACTACCACAGAGCCTACCACCACAGCAGAACGAATATCAGCTGATTATCGTAATGCGTTAAGAAAGGCACAAACTTATAGCGATAGCATGCATATGTCACGTGCTCGGCTATATGACCAGCTGACATCTGAATATGGTGAGGGCTTCTCTGATGATGCTGCCAATTATGCGTTAGAGAACTTAAACGCAGATTATAATTATAACGCCTTACAAAAAGCACAATCATATGTGGATACTCAGTACCTATCGAGGTCAAGACTATATGACCAGTTGATTTCGGATAGTGGTGAGCAATTCACTGAAAGTGAAGCTCAATATGCTGTTGACAATGTTAATGCAGATTACTATGCGAATGCTCTGCAAAAAGCACATAGCTATCAAGATAATATGTCTATGTCAACAGATCGCATATATGAGCAGTTGACATCTGAATATGGTGAAGGCTTTACCCCAGAAGAAGCTCAGTACGCTATCGATAATCTATAAGAATAATGGTCGAACCTTTAAGAACTATGGAGCCTTAGAAAGGTGTGTATCGATATGAATAAATGTAATATATGCCATTGTAATCTTGGCTTATTTTCAAAAAACAAACGAATTAGAGATGGTTATATATGTGATGATTGCTTGAAACGATCTGGCATTAGCAAACCTAAGATAGAAATAACCATAAAGGACGTGCGTAACGCTCTTTATGGAGATCTTCCAGAGCCACAGAAAAAAGCTGTGCCGAAAGCTTCTTCACATAATGACAAGGATAATGTGATTGATAAGTATTTTAGAATAAATAAGGCAGCACACCGATTTTCTTTTGGCAGTGGTGCTGATTATAAGTATAACCAGCTTGTGAGCTATGAGCTTCTTGAAGACGATGAAACTGTAACAATGGGTGGAAACGGTGTCAAGCGTGCGGTTGTCGGCGGTATACTTGCAGGAACGGCGGGTGCTATAGTTGGCGCAAGCACTGCTAAGAACAGCTCTAAGCAGCTTGCAAATATGCTGAAAATTAAAGTGGTTATAGATCCTGACACTCAGGTAAGATATGTGCATTTCGACGTGAAGGGGCTTGCCAAGGATACGGTGGCGTATCGTGCCGCATATAAAAACGCCCAGCAGGTCATGGCCATGCTGGGCGAAATTGAACAGTATAATAAACAGCAGAATGCAAATCCTGCTGATGAAAAAGTTATATCTATCCCTGAGCAGATAAAGGAATACAAAAGCCTGCTCGATTGCGGAGCTATAACGCAGGAAGAATACGATATTAAGAAAAAAGAGTTATTGAAGTCTTAAGGAGAACACTATGAGCAATGCAGTTATATATGCTAGATACTCTTCGGATAAGCAATCCGAAGAAAGTATCGAAGCCCAGCTCAGGGCGTGCAGACAGTATGCCGCCACTAAGGGATATAATATCGTAGCCGTATATGCGGACGAGGCTATCAGCGGCAAGGGGTCAATGACGGCAAGCCGTGCGCAGTATCAAAAAATGTTGAGAGATTGCAATAAGGGTACTTTCGATACTATTCTTATTCACAAATACGATCGTGTGGCTAGATCACTGGGCGAACACGTTAATCTTGACGCTCGCCTGCAGAAAATGGGCATTACACTGATAGCGGTAGGTCAGGACTTCGGACTTGGACCTGAAAGCAAGATAATGCGTGCACTGATGTGGTCAATGTCAGAATACTATATAGATAACCTTGCAAATGAAACGAAAAAGGGAGAACGTGAAATAGCCCTGAAAGGTCTTCACAATGGCGGCTATCCGCCGTTCGGATATGATATCGTAGATCAGAAGTATGTTATAAACCCCTATGAAGCGGAATATGTCCGCAAGATCTTTGCGGCGGTGAAAAATCACGAGGGAACTAAGGACATTATCGCAGAAATGGCGGCAGTGGGCATTGTGGGCAAGCGTGGAAAGCCCTTGAAGTATTCTGCAGTATATGAGATACTACGAAACGAGAAATACACAGGAACATATATATACTGTGTTGACGAGGAAAAGGATAGATCCAAGCGCAGGTCTAAGCCTAATGCTATAAGAATAGAAAATGCCCTGCCGATGATAATCGACAAGGCAACATTTAACGAGGTGCAGAAGATTATGGATAGCAGAAAACAGAGTGGACCAAAGACATCATATCTATGCAGTGGGTTAGTCTACTGCTCATGCGGTGCGAAAATGCACGCACACATATCAACGAAGAAAGGACACGTATATCACTACTATCGTTGTTCAAAGAAGTGCGGTGCACCTATGATATCTATGGATATCGTTGATGACGCCGCTAAGACATATCTTCGCACCCTGCTCAACGAAGAAAATCAAAAGGCTATTGCTAATGCTATGCGAAAGTACAAGTGCGGAGAGCCTGAGAGAGCCGCTGATTTCAAAAAGATAGTTGCATCTAAAATATCGGAGAAGCAGAAGCAGTATGACACCTTGATGACCAACATATCAAGTGGTGTCCTCCCAGCTGATGTTATCGAGGATATCGGTGCGAAGATGAACCAGCTCCGTTCTGAGATAGAGGCATTGAAGAAGACGGAAATGCCAAAGGACTACACTACGGATCAGATTTCTCTTTGGCTCAAGGCTTTGCATGACAGCCCAGACGATAAAGCTATACGCCTGCTCATTTCTCGTATAGATATAAAAAACACGACCGAAATTAACATACAAAGTACATTAACTTCGGTCGTGGGAACTATTGGTTGCGGGAGCTGGATTTGAACCAACGACCTTCGGGTTATGAGCCCGACGAGCTACCGAACTGCTCCATCCCGCGATATTCTACTGCTTTTTTACTGCTCTCTCTTGAGTGCTTATTTATTATATCACAAATGAATGTGAATGTCAATACCTTTTTTGCAATTTTTTTATTTTGACTGAAAACTCTTGACTATTGTATCCAAATCGGGTATAATATATACGATATCGGGGTGTGGCGCAGATTGGTAGCGCGCTACCTTGGGGTGGTAGAGGTCGCCTGTTCAAATCAGGTCACTCCGACCAGTATGTAAAAAAACGGCTTTCCGCTATTGTGGAGAGCAGTTTTTTAGTTGAATAGTGCTAAAGATTTTCAAGTGCAATAATTTTTTCATGTAATTCGGAAGCAAAGTTTTCAAGAGCGGACTTCGACCAAATTAAAGACGATGATTTTCTTTTGATTAAACCAAGAGTATAGCTATAAGCCGATTTATAAATATCATATTCTGATATAGCAGTAAGATTAATCATACCTTTTTCATAATATGAATTCATTGCATACATAAGCTGAAAGCATATCCTACTTAGTTTTTCTTCATTTTCTTGTGCAGTGACATCATAAGGGTTATTCTATAAAATAAGACCTTCCTTTACCCATTTTGCATCGTAAACACGATACGCAAAAGCAAGAATATAATAATTATCAATAGTTTCAAATTTATCCATTTCAATCAACCTTTCTAATATTTTATATGCCCTCATAATCTTCAAGTTCAAAATATCTTGTGTTTTCATAAAAAACTCCTATGCCAATATATTCACCGTGTTCACCAGTGATATTGTGAGTATCACAATAATTATGACATTCGCCAACAGTTTCACCAAAGAATATTTCATTATTATATTCATCAAAAACAATTGCAACTTCTCTCATTTTAATCAACCTTTCAACTTGACATTTAATAAAATTTGTGTTATACTCGGATTTACAAAGCGGAGGATATCCGAGTTTGTGTGTGAATATGTAGTCGGTGTATTTTGACGGATTGCCGACTACATTTTTTTATGCTTCTTCAAGCATTTGTTTGAGTTCGTTAATCAGCTTTGATAAAGCCTCATATTCGCAATCAGCATGAATGTTCAGAGCCTTGTCTATTATAATTCTAAGCTGTTCACGCTTTGCATACTTTATCGCAAGTTCTGTAGCTGTCGGCATATTCTGCATTATCCTCACTCCTTTCAATTTCCTCCGCTGTGAAAGTTCCCTTAATCTCTTTCACTATATATATTATCTGTCTCTTATACACATCTCCGAGCCCACGAGACCGTACTAG